CCTACCGGTCAAGACGTAGCCAAACTCCTACCGGCACTTACTGGCGAACTCACAGCTGCACAGCTTTATACTGACCTTAGTTCTCGCATTGATTTGATCGATGCCGCAGCTAGTGTGCCCGGGTCTGTCAATGCTCGCGTTGGTGCGGTACAGGCACAAGTCAATGACATTCAGAATACCCCTGCGTACTCGGCTTCTACAACATATGTTCTTAATGATCTGGTAACGTACGACGGCAGTATTTACCAAGCAAAGTCCACAACCACTGGCAATCTACCTACCAACACTACGTATTGGACAAAAGTCGGAGATTACACGTCACTGGGCCAAGTTGTGGCCGCGCACACAACCCAGATTGCCAATGTTGTCAGTGATCTTGGAGCTGAGGTAACTCTTCGCCAAACCCTGAGTGCGCAGGTTAATGACGCCACAACTGGTTTGCCAGCGACTCGAGCAAATTTATCAACTAACTACTACACCAAAGCTGCAACAGACTCAGCGATTAGTTCGGCAACAACATCGCTTGTTTCAACAACAGCGCTCAATACTGCGCTTGGCAACTACACAAACACTGCTGGCCTCGTTTCGGACTATTACACCAAGGCAGCAACAGACTCTGCGATTAGTTCAGCTACACAGTTTTTGGTATCCACTACGAATCTGAATCCGGCGTTAACCGCATATACCAACACTGCGACGTTAACAGCGAATTACTACACAAAGACTGGTGCAGACTTGGCGATTAGCCAAGCGACGCAGAACCTTGTTTCCACAACCGCCCTTAATAATGCGTTGGGTTCGTACACAAACACAGCAACTCTTAATTCGCTGTACTACACCAAGACAGATGCAAACTCGGCCATTACTGCGGCAACCCAGAACTTGGTCTCGACAACAGCGCTGAACAACGCTTTGAATTCGTACACGACAACTGCGGCGCTGACAACGAACTACTATACAAAGACTGACGCAAACACTGCGATCAGCAACGCTACGACCAATCTGGTATCGACCAGCGGCTTGGCCACGGAGTTAGGTAATTACCCTACTACCGCTACGCTGACAACAAACTATTACACGAAGGCCGACGCTAACACGGCGATTTCAAACGCTACGCAGAGTTTGGTTTCTTCGAGTACGTTGAACAACTACACCACGACCGCGGCTTTGCAGGCCAACTACTTTACAAAAGCAAGCGGCGAGAATCTCGAAGGCAAGTACACGGTCAAGGTTGACCTCAATGGCTATGTCTCTGGTTTCGGCTTAGCGTCTACTGCTAATGGTGCTGCAGCTACCAGTACGTTTGCTGTGCGTGCAGACTCGTTCTACATTGCAAGCCCCAGTGGCCCGGGGATTACCCCCACGATGCCTTTCATTGTGCGCACTGCGGAAACAACCATTGGTGGCGTCACAGTCCCTGCTGGTGTGTATATCACTGATGGCTACATTCAGAACGGCACAATTACAAACGCCAAGATTGCTAACCTCGCAGTCGACAGCGCCAAGATTGCTAGCTTAACTGCTGACAAAATCATCGCGGGCTCGATTAACGTGGGCCAGTACATCCAGTCTTCAAATTACGTCGCCGGTTCTGCTGGCTGGAAGATTGACGGTGGGGGCTCGGCTGAGTTCGGTGCTGCATCTATTCGTGGGCAGTTAACTGCGTCCCAGATCGACACTCGTGGGTTGAGCATTAAAGACTCCGCAGGGAATGTCATCTTTGCAGCTGGTACACCGCTTAGTACAGCTAACATTACTGGCCTCGGCACGTTGGCTACTGCAAACACAGTGGCTGCTTCAAGCGTTACGGGTCTTGGTACTCTGGCTACTGCAAACTCAGTTGCTGCTTCGAATGTCACAGGTCTCGGTACGTTGGCTACTGCAAACACAGTTGCTGCTTCTAGCGTTACTGGTCTTGGGACATTGGCTACGGCAAGCAGTGTTAACTGGAGCACCCAGATCACAAACATCCCATCGTTTGGAAACTTTGCTTTTTTAAGCTCGATTACGTCAGCCAACATTAGCACCTATATTGCTAGTGCAGCCATTGGCGAAGCGTATATTGCTGATGCCTCCATCACAAATGCAAAGATCGGTACTGCCGCAGTTTCAAACGCCAAGATCGGTAACTTCATTGCGTCTTCGGACTTCAACGGCACGATCGATGGTAATGGCAACATCACTGATAACGGTACTGTGGGCTGGGCGGTAGCCAAAGGTAATGGCGCTTCTGGTAAAGCTGTGTTCCAGAACATTGTTGCCCGCGGTGACATCGAAGTTCCTGCGGCTTCTATTGGTAGCGCAAAGATCGCTGAGTTGGCTGTTGGCAGGTTGCAGATTGTTGGCGGCGCTATTACGTTTACATCCATCGTTGAGCTAGAAAATACGTGGCCTTCTTCTGCAATGGGTGAACGACAAATTGGTTTTGTAGACTTTAGTGCCGCCGCACAGGATGCAGCGTTACTTAAATTGTATGTGCAGCCTACATCGCCCGGTTCTGCTAGTGTAACGCAACTAGGGAACTCCAAACTGCAGATCAGTACAGACGCCGTGACATGGACTACGATTGGTGAAACAGCTTCATATCAATCCCCCGATCCTGAGAATCCATTCCTACAACCTGCTGGGGTCGTAACCACAAATGGTTATCCCATTCGATTAGCGCCTGTTACGTATGGAGCGCCAACAAGAGGTTACTGGTGGGGCACAGGTGATAGAACGCGAGCACTTCTAACCGAACTGTCTGTATGGCCAGCAAATAACTTTGGCGGAACTGTAACCATGCAGTTCGTGTTTTTGATTCCTAATGCTGGAACCTATAGGCTGTATTATTGTGCGGACGACATTCTTAGTTCTGGAAATTTTGGCACACCACAGTCAGGTATAGTTAATCTATCCTATTTCGCTTGGTCATACACTACGCCCAATGTGTTGACGTATACAACTAACGGCCCTAATCAAATCGCAACGCTGAATGTGACTTGTACCGATACCGGAGGTCTAGAGGGTTTTGCAGCTTACTTTGTAAACACTGCTACTGAAATTGCAAATAGCACTGAGGGGGCTCTGTGGACAGTACGTCGCCCCAACTACGTGACCAGCGTGTATAAATACGCCCGGGTGCTGGCTACAAGATTTGACAGCAGTACTAATCCAAACGTCAACGCTTGGCTCGGCGTGGAAATCATTAGGAAATAAGATGTACTACTATTACACGGATGGCGAAAACGGGCCGCTTGTAAGTAAAGGCTTTAGTTCTGAGCGCATGGTAGAGGGTGTTGACGCCTCTGGTTGGTATCTGCGAAATGGCGAACCCCCTGAGAACTACACAACCAAAGCCTCTGAGTTTGACATCTGGAACACAACCACGCTGTGCTGGGAAGCAAATCCAGACCAAGCCGCGTTAGAAGCCGCACAGACTGCAGCCATTGCACAAAAGGAACTACAGCAGCAAACAAGGGAAGCGCTCATGGAACGCAAGGCTAAATTAGTTGCCAGTGACTGGACTCAGTTACCCGATGTTCCGATCTCTACCAAGACAGCTTGGGCAACCTACCGCCAAGAGTTGCGTGACATTACTGCGCAGGCAGGTTATCCTACAGAAATCACTTGGCCAACACCACCGCAATAAGACATAATACGCACATGGCAGAACTTGTCTTTGACCAGAAGGATCGTATTGGCGCTTGGGTTGCTGAGCGTGTCGGTCAAGTCGCCGACTGGGGTAGTTTCTATGCGCTTGGGGTCATGCAAGGAGACGAGGTTCTAGCCGGAGTAGTCATAAACAACTACAATGGTTCCAACGCTACCTGTCACATAGCCATCGCACGGCAGACGAAGCAGATCATCCCCCTCTTCGAGCATGTGTGCAACTACGCATTTAACCACTGCCAGTTAAAAAGACTCACTGGTATGGTGCCCACAAATGAACCGCATATCATAGAATTCGATAAGCATCTAGGGTTTGAGGAAGAGTTCGTAATGAAAGACGGCGCTCCCGGCGCTGACATGCAGATTTTGGTAATGCGGCCTGACACCTGTCGTTGGCTGCGCAAGGAGTAAATATGGGCGGAAAATCGTCACCACCACCACCGGACTACTCGGGCCTAACGGCTGCTACAAATAATGCTACGGCTACTGCGGAACGTCTAGCTACACGCCAGATGGACTTCGCACAGCGTCAGTATGACGAAATGAAGCCGTTGGCGCAGCGAGTTGCTAACCAGCAGATGGCCGCACAAGAACAGCAGATGCGGCAGGCTCAGGACTACTACGACTACCAACAGAAAACATTCCGACCGTTGGAACAAGGTCTAGTGGCGCAGGCCCAGAACTACAACACCGAGGGTAACAGAGCTCAGCTCGCTGCCCAAGCCTCAGCCGACGCGGCAAACGCATTTCAGTCTGCGCAGGGTGTAAGCAATCGTGAGATGGCTCGTCGGGGTATCAACGCCTCGTCTGGCGCTGCTTTGATGATGAGAAACCAGAACGCCCTTGGCCTTGCTGGTCTGACTGCCGGTGCGGCTAACAACGCTCGCCGTCAAGCTGAGCAAACTGGCTGGGCTCGTAGTATGGACGTTACTGGCTTAGGTCGTGGCCTTGCAGGTGCGTCACTCGGTGCCTACGGTGGTGCTAACGCTTCTGGTACTGCCGGTCTTAACTCCGCTATGTCCGCTGGTAATCAGTACGGAACCGCATTTGGTCAAGGTGCTGGCTATGCAATGGGTGGCGCTCAGATGGGTATCACCGGTAATACCAACATACTCAACTCCCAGACTAGTGCGTACAACGCAAGTATGGCTCAGCAAGGGCTCGACGTTGGTGGAATTCTTGCCGGTGGCGCTAAAGCGTACACAGCGTTCTCTGACCGCCGCCTTAAAGAAAATATTGAGGAAGTTGGCCGGGATGAGCGCACCATGTTGCCGCTCTATGAGTTTGAGTACAAAGGTGGTTCTGGCAAACGCTATCTCGGTGTGATGGCACAAGATGTTCTTAAGACGCATCCTGAAATGGTTTACACAATGCCTGACGGTTTCATGGCAGTGAACTATGCCGGTCTTGGTATTGAAATGTTGGAGGTAGATCATGCGTCTTAATTTTAATAACATCGGTAGAGGGCTTGAGGCTATTGCCGATGCCAAACGAGCTCAGGATTTAGCTCAGACCTCTGCGAAGTACGATGTCACTGAAGGCGCGTATGGTGAAGGTCTTGGCCAGAACTTACAACAGGTTATTGGTGCTCGTGACCAAGCTTTGCAAGGGCTAGGCGGAGAGGCTACTCCCGAGCAACGCCAGCAGGTTCTCGATCAGTACACCCCTGCAATGTCTGAGTTGAGCCGCCGAGTCGGCTTACAAGGCCCTGACTACTCTATTGCTAGTGGTGGTGAAAACTACGCTACACGTCAAGAAGCTCGTATGGCAGCTGCTCCGTTACGTTCCGAAGCCCTCGCTGGTGTGTATCGCCGTTATGGTGACGTCGAGCGAGCTGACGCCTTAGAAGCCCGCGCGCAAGAACTGCAGCGTGGCTTAACCGCTGATAAAATCGCACAAGCAGCCGAAGCCCGTGCAGCAGGTCTGTACGGCGTTAACATGACTAACGCAGGTCTAGAGATTAACGCTAAGCTCCGCACCGAGGCTGATATCAAAACTGAACGTGACCGCCAGCAAGAAAATGCCGCATGGTGGGTTAACCTAACTACTGACCCTGAAACTGGTAAGCGCCGTGCGCCTAGGCCAGAGGATTGGTTAGCAGCTTCTCAGCGCGATGCAGCTAGCTACCTTGAAAAAGGTGATTACACCAAGGGCGGGCAAGCGTTTGATGCCTTTATGCAACGGGCCGAAAACTTAATTGTTAAGGACGAAAAAGATCGTACACGAGC